GCGCCCTCCTACGGGCACTTCGAGGGTTTTCACTGGCTCATGTGGTGAGCCTGTCAGTGTGAGCACTCACTAACTACCGTTCGGCGAGTGAGTGCTTGCTAACCTCCGGGGGTTCCGGTAGCGTGCCGGCATCTTGCAACCGGAGGCCCCGACCTTGGCGTCGAGGTTCCACGTGAAACGAAGCCCCGCGCGGTCAGACCGTGACGGGGTTTTTTTCTGACCATGCGCCGCGACCTCGTCGCCCGACAGGCGCCCGACCCGTTCGAGCTTGTGTTGCTCAACATCGTCACGCATGGGAACGTGGCGCGGGCTTGCCGCGAGTGCAACGTCGAGCGGTCGAGCTTTTATTGGCGGATCAATAGCGACCCGGTTTACTTGGATCGGTACACGCGCGCGAAGCATCTCGGGATGCACGCACTTGCCGACGAAATTATCGAAATCGCCGACACGTGCAACCCGAAGGAATCGCATAAGACGCACCTTCGTGTCGAGGCGCGGAAGTGGCTCTTGAGCAAGCTCGCGCCGAAGGTGTACGGCGAGCGCTTCGCGGCGCTCCACGCCGAGAACGTCAACCTCGTGCCGCCGATGGTCGTCATCCAACCGGCGGAAATCACGCGCGGCGAACCGATCAGCGACGATGGAATCGCCGAAAGTTAACCTCGAACTTCCGCCGCGCGCGCATCGTGCGCTGTTCGCGCCGAACAAGCGCTATCGCGTATTGCGCGGCGGTCGCGGCTCGGCGAAGTCGTGGAGCGCGGCGCGCGCGGTCGTCGCGCTCACGTACTCGAAACCGCTGTTCGTCTTGTGTGGCCGCGAGATTCAAAACACGCTCGCCGATTCTGTGCATCGCTTGCTCGTCACGCAAATCGAAGCGCTCGGCTTTTCGCCGTGGTTCGACGTGCAGAAGGAACGCATCCGTTCGAGCTGCGGGAGCGAAATCATCTTTCGCGGCATCCGCGATCAAAACGCGCACTCGTTGAAGTCGCTCGAAGGCGCCGATATCGCATGGATTGAGGAAGGCGAAACGCTGACCAATCACTCGCTCAAGGTGCTCGGCCCGACCATCCGCAAGCCGGGGTCGGAGATTTGGATCACGTTCAATCCCGACCTCGAAACCGATCCGGTCTATCAGCGCTTCGTGGTCAATCCGTTGCCGCCGCGCTCCATCGTGGCAACGATGAATTGGCAGGATAACCCGTGGTTTCACGAGTCGCGCGAGATGGTCGAGGACAAGGATTACCTCTATCGCGTGGACCCCGAGGCCGCCGCGAACGTGTGGGGCGGGCAGTGCCGCACCAACAGCGAGGCGCAAGTGCTGCGCGGCAAGTGCTTCGTGGAATCCTTCGAGCCGGCGCCCGGGTGGGATGGGCCGTATCAGGGCGCGGATTGGGGATTCAGCCAAGACCCGACGGCGCTCGTGCGCTTTTGGGTTTATGACCGTCAGCTTTTCATCGAACACGAAGCCTACGGCGTGGGCGTCGACATAGACGCGACGCCGGCCATGTTCGACAAGGTTCCGGGATCGCGGCTCGTGACCACGCGCGCCGACAACGCGCGGCCGGAAACGATCAGCTACATGCAACGCCACGGTTATCCGAACGTCGTCGCGTGCGCGAAGTGGGATGGCTCGGTCGAGGATGGCGTCGCGTTCCTGCGCCAATTCGCAAAGATCGTGATTCATCCGCGTTGCCGGCACACGTTCGAGGAGTCGCGCTTGTGGGCCTACAAGAAAGACCGGCTTACGGGCGATATCACGACCGACCTCGTCGACAAGCATAACCACACATGGGACGCGATCCGTTACGGCCTTGAGCCGATGATTCGCCAAGCATCCGGCGGTTTGCTTGCCTTCATGGAGCAGCAGGCCGCGCTCGCCGCCAATGCAACGCAGCGGCGTACGTTTCACCAACCCACTACCGTTGAAGGGTTCCCGACATGACCGCAACCTCAAGCGTTACCGTCAACGCGCCGGCCAATTTCGCCGGCACCGTTTACGGCCTCGACACCGTCAACTATGGCGTCAGCTCCGGCGGTACGGCGCTTATGCCGCCCGCCGCTATCCCGCCCGGGCTTTTCTCGGCCGGGTGGAGCTACGGCGCGGGCGGCACGGGTGGAACGGGCGCGACCGGACTTCAAGGCTCGACCGGGGCGACCGGAGCCGCGGGCGGCACTGGGGGCACCGGCACGACCGGGCCTACGGGTTCCTCGACCGGCAACACCGGATCGACGGGCGCGACCGGCGCGACGGGTGCCACGGGCACGACCGGCCCGACCGGCCCGACGGGACCGTAAGGCGAGGCGACCACGATGCCAACCGGAACCCTCGTTTTTACCGCACCCGCCGGCTTGACGGGCACCGTGTACCTCGACGGCGTCGGGTACACCATCACCAACGGCTTCCTTTACGTGCCGGCGCTGCTTACACAAGCAGCGCTGCAATCGTTGCTCACGTCCGGTTTCAATTGGGCCACGGGAGCCACGGGCGCCGCAGGCGCGACCGGAGCCACCGGAAAGACTGCCAACACCGGCACCACGGGCAGCACGGGCGCAACTGGCCCAACCGGCCACGCTGGCGGCCCGACGGGAACGACCGGCGCAACCGGCGCGGCAGGCAAGACCGGGTGGACTGGGCCGGCGGGAGCTGTCGGCCCGTGACCTTGATGGAGCGCATGGGCGAAACCGAGGCGCGGCTCATTGAGCTGGCCTCGGTCGTCGCCGTCCAAGCGGACCAGATTGCGCAATTGAGCGCAGTCGTCGGCTCGCTTTCGGCGCAGCATATCGCGCTCGTCAAGATGCTGCACGAGATGCAGGAAACCCTCCCCGGCGAACGCCGGCCCTGCGCGCTGCTTCGCGGCGCTCACTGAACCGATGGCCGACAACTCCACCCCGTACGCCTACCCGACCCCCGAGATGGTCGCGCAGTACATCGCCGGCACGAAGGCGGGCATAGGCGCACGCGGGCCAATGTCGCCGCTCGCCGCCCCCGGCTCGCCGCTGAACACGAGCCAATTGGGCGCGCCGCAGGCACCGCCGACCGCGACCACGTCGATGATCACGCGCGGGCTTCGCGGCTTCCGCAACTGGCTCGGCTACACCATCTTGGGCGCGGACGGCGCAAACGCGCTGATGCCGCCGCAGCAACCGCTGCAACCCATCGCGCAGCACGTAGATCAAGCGGCGGTCGGCCGGCCGTGGGATTACCCGGTCGGGTACAACACGCGCGTCACGCCGCGCGACGGCGCCCCGGTCAGCTTCGCCACGCTCAAGAATTTGGCCGTCGGTTACGACTTGCTCGCCATCCTCATCGACCGCGTCAAGAGCAAGGTCGTCAGCCAACAATGGAACTTCGTGATTCGTGACGAGCTGCGCGCCGCCTTGAGCGGCAACCGCGACGCGCGGTGCGACGAGCTGACGCGCTTTTTCGAGTCGCCCGACCGCGAGCACACGTTCGACGAGTGGCTTCGCATGTTGCTCGACCAAGTCATCATGTACGACGCGCCGGCACTGTGGCTCCAACCCACGCGCGGCGGCGGCCTGTACGCACTGAAAGTCATCGATGGCTCGCTCGTATCGCCGAAAATCGACGCCCTTGGAAACATCCCCTCGCCAGAAATCGGTGTCGCCTATCAGGTCGTGTTCCACGGATTGCCCGCAGTCGACTACATCAAGCCGGTTCCTCTTGGCGTACCGGCTCCCCTCGCCGACGATGGCTTCCCTCTCCCCGAGCTTCTATACAAGCCTCGCAACCCGCGTGTTGATTCCGTTTACGGATTCGGGCCGGTCGAGCAAATCATAACGACGGTAAACATCGCACTGCGCCGCGAGGCGTACTTGCTTACGTACTACACCGACGGGAGCACGCCTGACTTGCTCATCTCGTGCCCGAAGGAATGGAACCCCGACCAAATTTCGCGCTTTAAGGTGTGGTGGGATTCCGTCCTCGCCGGCAACTTGGGCGCGCGTCGCGGCACGATGTTCATACCCGACGGCTCGCATCAGATCAACACGAAGGAAAAAGCGCTGACCGACGAAACGGACCAGTGGCTTATTCGCATCTGCTGCTTCGCGCTCGGCTTGAACCCCATGCCGTTCATTAAGCAAATGAACCGGGGGCAGGAAAAGACGCATCACGACGAGGCGTCGCAAGAGGGGCTAGAACCGTGGCTCGAATGGGTCGCCAATCTCGTCAATCAGGTCGTGCGCCTCAAGTGGGGCTATGACGACGTGGTCTTTCGCTGGAAAGAGGACGAGGCGACGGACGAATTGGAGCGCGCGCAGATCGACCAAATCTATCTGCAAAACAAGGTTTATCACCCCGACGAGATTCGTGCCAAGCGCGGCGATGCGCCGATGCCCGACGACATGCGCGAACAGCTCGACATGCCGACGTACTCGCAAGCGGTCAATGCGACCGTATTGCCGCCCGACCAGCAGGCCGAGGCCGACGCGCGCCAGCAAGCGAAGGCCGAACAGATGGCCGCGCTCAAGCCCGCGATGCCGCCGCCCAACGCCGCGCCGGGGGTCGCGGCGGCCAAGTTGGGAAAAGGGCAACCCTCAAGCCGCTCGCGCGCGACCGCGCGGGGCTATTGAAGCACCAACGCGCCATGCAAACCGTCGTTGCCGACTTCCTGCGCAAGCAAGCCCCCAAGATGGCGGGCCAAGTCAAGGTCGCGCTTGAGCGTCGCGGGTTCGCCAAGGGCGACCTTTCCTACGAGGATCAGGACACGCTCGACGCCGTAACGCAAGCGCTCGACTTTTCCGATTGGGTCGTGCTGGCCGGCGACGTTAAGCCGGTGCTCGAAGCGCTCACCAAAGACACGGGCTACGCCGCCCTCGCGCAGGTCGGCCTCGACGTTGAAGCTCGCCCCGACGTGATGCGCGTGGTCAACGATTTCGCGCTCAACTACGCGAGCGAGCGCGGCGCCGAGATGGTCGGTATGCGCGTCGACGAGCTAGGCCGCCTCGTGCCGAACCCCAACGCGAAGTGGCAGATCACCGAAGGCACCCGTGACATGGTCCGAGCCGCCGTGGTCGACGCCATCCGCAACGGTACGCCGGTCGCCGACCTTGCGACGCAGCTCATCGAATCGCGCGCGTTTTCCGACACCCGCGCCGAGATGATCGCGCGCACCGAAACCAACCGCGCGAACAACGAGGGCGCCATCGCGGGCTATCGCGCAAGCGGCCTCGTGCAATTCAAGCAGTGGCTTACGGCCGAGGATGACCTTGTAAGCGAGGAATGCCAAGCCAACGGCGAGGCCGGCGACGGCGACGGCATCATCCCCATTGACGACGACTACCCGAGCGGCGACGACGCGCCGCCGGTTCATCCGAACGCAGTACTTGGCGGCACGCTGTTCGCGCCCTACGGCGAACTACAGGAGATGGTCGGCGCCGACTATCATGGCCCTGCGGTCTTGATTCGCACCGCGCAAGACAAGGCGCTCGCCATTGGACCGAATCACCCGGTACTTACCGCGCGCGGGATGGTGAAGGCCAGCAATCTGCGCGAAGGCGATGACCTCGTCTACGACGCGCGCATGGATGACGCGCTCGGGGCGGAGTCTGACCTCGATCAGATGCCACTTGTTGAGGATGCATTCCAGACGTTGCTGACGGCTTGCAGCCTGTCGCGCGTTGCCGCCGCCGCTCACGACCTCCACGGCGACCGGATATTTTGCAAGGGTGAAATCCAAGTTGTAAAACCCGCACGGCGTCTGCTGCGCGTACTCGATCCCTGCGGCATCGAACAGATGCGCGAGTTCGCGTTCGTGGGGGCCGACATGCAAGCCGTTGCGCCAGCGGGTGACAGCTCTAGCCGTCTTGACGGCGACGCCGTCGATTTGGCCCCGTCTAGCTTCATGGGCCGCACTTTGCCGAGTTCGCATTTCGAGTACCTCCGCATCCAAAGCATACATTGTGTGCAGTGGAGCGGCAAGGCATTCGACGCGAGCACGGAAAGCGGCCTGTACAACTCACACGGGTTTGTAGTTTCGAACTGCCGGTGCTCAATCGCGCCGGTCGTGGACTTCGAGGCCGAGGCGACCGCGCCGGCCGAAACCGAAAGCGAGGATTGATCATGGCCGAGTGCCGCATTTTTGCCCGTCTTACCAAAGTCGACGAAGCGCGCAAGGCCGTCATCGGTCGCGCCGTGCAAGAGGTCGTCGACCAATCCGGCGAGGTTTTCGACTACGCCAAGTCGAAGCCGTACTTCGAGGCATGGAGCAAGGCCATTGCCGACGCGACCGAGGGCAAGAGCCTCGGCAACATCCGCGCCATGCACGGCAAGGTTGCCGCCGGCAAGGTCACGAAGATCGACTACAACGACACCGAGAAAGCCATTGATATCGAGACCAAGATCGTCGACGACGCCGAATGGGCCAAGGTGCTCGAAGGCGTCTACACGGGCTTTTCGATTGGCGGCAAGTACGTCGGCAAGCCGGAAGCGGAAAAGCTCGCCGACGGGCAGGAGGTCAAGCGCTACGTCGCCAACCCGGCCGAAATCTCGTTGGTCGACAACCCGTGCGTGCCGAGCGCGCGCTTTTTCAGCGTGCTCAAGGCCGACGGCACGAGTGCCGAAGTCGAATTCAAGAAAGCCGACCCGGTGATCGACGGCACGGCCGAGGAAGTCGACGAATTCGCCTCGTTGCTGGCGAGCGCCGGCAAGAATATGACGGACGTTCTCGATGTGCTCAAGCGCGAGTTTTCGAGCGACGAGCGCAAGCAGGCGGCGAAGGAAGGCCAAGCGCTGCCCGACGGCTCTTTCCCGATCAAGAATGTCAGCGACCTCGAGAACGCGATTCGCGCCTACGGTCGCGCCAAAGACAAGGCGGCGGCAAAGGCGCACATCATCAGGCGCGCGAAAGCGCTCGGCGCCTCGGACAAGATACCGGACGATTGGAAGGAAAAGGCGGCCGGCGGCGAGCTGCGCAAGGATATGTGGAATGTGCAGGCGTTCGCGCAAGTGCTCGCGTCGCTGGCAGGTGTCGCGCGCTCCGCACAATACGACTTCGACGAGGAAGGCGACAACTCGCCGGTTCCGATGCAACTGCGCAACGCCTTCGCCGATTTGGTCGACGCCTTCAAGGCGATGGCCGCCGAGGAAGCCGAGGAATGCCTTGCGTCGCTCAAGGCGCACGCCGGGGTAGGCGAGGACGACGAGGCAGAGATGGAAGCGGCGGCGAAGGCAATCACGCTGCGCAAGATCATCGACGACCCGAAAGTGACGCTCGCCACGCTCACAAAGCTCGCGGCCGAGCACAAGATCGATGCCGCGAATCTGTCCATCGACGACTTGAAGGCCGCCATCATCGCCAAGGGCGCGACGGTCAACAAGGCGCGGATGCAGGAAATCCACGATCACGCAACCGCGATGGGCGCCGATTGCGAAGCCTCGAAACTCGCCAAGGCCGCACCCGCGCCGGTCGACAACGCGGAAATCACGACGTTGCGCGCCGAGCTGGAAAAGGCCGCCAAGCGCATCGAGGCGCTTGAGAAGCAACCCGCTCCGAATGTTGTCGCGCTGCGCCTCGCGCGCGCGATTGGCAAGGTAGACGATATCGCCGGGGCCGCCCCCGGCGCGGAAGGGGTCGACCCGCAGACGATCCAACTCGAACCCGGCGATTACATTTTCAACGCCGACAAGTCGGTCGATTACGAAATGTCGCGCTTGATGAAGGCGCGGCGCCTCGGAATCAAACTCAAACCCGCGCGGGCGTGATCCACAACCCCACACCGCGCAACTGACCAACCCCAACCGCTTACACCATTAGGAAGCCAATCATGGAAGTGCTCAAGAAATCCGCAAACGACCCCGTTTCGAGCAACGTGCTTGAAATGTTCAAGGGCGCCGGCATCACGTGGAAGTCGGGTGCGCAACCCGAGCAAGCAATCGCACTGATTCGGGAAAAGGTGACGAACCCGCTCCCGCAGGAAGTGACGAAGGCGTTTGTGCAACCAGGCTCGGCGACGAGCGGACTTGCGCAGTACGACCTCGAACAGGGTGCGCGACTGCTGTACCCGATCACCACGATTTTCCGCAACATGATCCCGCGCCTCACGGGCGGCACCGGCATTCAAGCGAATTGGCGCTCGCTCACCGCCGTCAATCCCTTCGGCCTGAATATCGGGCTTTCCGAAGGCCATCGCGGCGGTTTCATGTCGCAAACGGTCGTCGACAAGTACGCTGCCTTCAAAACGAGCGGCATGGACAACTACGTCACGGAACAGGCGTACCTCGCCGCCGTCACGTTCGAGGACTTGCTTGCCCTGTCGTCGACGATCACGCTGCAAGGCACGATGGAGCAAGAGGAAAAGCTCGACATTGGCGGCAATT